GCCAATCTCAAGAAGCCACTCGTCATTACTTTTTGATTTATGAGTTATACATTGAGAAAGATACATTGCCTCAGGCTTTGAAGCGATATCTTCTATTTTTTTAAATATCATTTTGGCCTGACGAAAAGACTTTGAAAGTATGCCGATTTCTACGCCCTGGTTCATTATTGCTTCTAGATATGCGTATATAGCAGTAGTAAAAGACTTACTCATTCCCCGACTCCACACTCCCATGAAATAATCGGTTTCAAACATGGCTTTTATGGCCATATGTTGAAAAGGAAACAGCTTCACTCCTGAAATTAAATCCGTAGTAAAGGTTATATTTTCTCTTAAGAATTTATAGAGTAGTATTTTAGCTTCTCTTTCTTCAAGATACCCCTTCATCTCTAAAAGCTTTTCGTTAAAGTCTCTGTCGGGACTTCTTGATTCTTGGTTGCCTACCTCCCAGCTCATTATATTAACCCTTTGTCTATATAATATTGAAGGTCAACGTTCCACAGTTTCTTTCCAAGCTTCAATAATTTAGGTATAAACTCTTCTGATTTTTCTCTACTGCCGGTAAATATAAACTGACAGTTTCCCGAGAATTGATGATTTAGCACTCTCATGTTATGATAAATGTATTTTAAATTAGATTTGTGTGCCCCGCGCCTATTGTTGGATTCTATTTGCGCTAAGTCGCTTTCTACAGCTACGAATAAATAACTATCAAAATCTTTTGTTCTCTGAAGTTCATACTCAAAGCGATCTAAGTTGTTTTTGCTGAGTGTGGATTTAAAATCCTGCTCTCCCTTTCGGTCCACATAGGTATAATCATAATCCGCCCCGCCCACAGCGTAATCTCCAAATTCTAGCTTCATAGGTTCCGAGTTGGGGAAAGTTAGAGGCTGCTGCTCTCTAGTGTCTACAAATATTTTCATTTTCGGGTCTATTTTCTGCTTGAATGATTCCGGCAATCTTTCGCCAAACATAGGCTTTATTCCTATAGCGTCGCAAGCAGCAGTATAAGACCCATAGTGTTTTTGAAAAACATCTATAGTGGGCATGTGATTAATCATTAATTCAACATGTGAAGGGGCAAACTTTAAACCTTTAGCGGCGACTCTTTTTTTTAATAAATTAATTATATATTCTTTTACCTCTGATGGTTCTGTTTTCTCGCACCAACTTATCAATTGTTCATATGTAGAAAAGTCTCTGTTAAAATAATCATCCTTATTCTTAAATGGCAAGGGTTCTTTAGTAAATAAATTATAACGAGGATAATATTTTGTATAATATTCTGCAAGTATTATTTTATGAGATTTTAAATGAGCATGCATACTCTTCTCCGAGGAGAAGGGTTGCGAGCAAACCTTACAAATAAATTCGCCTTTTGGTGCGCTCATACGACATCGTCTTTAGATACCCCAAGAACCCTAGCCTTCCAGTCGGGCATAGATTCAAGATTGTCAGCCTCTTCCTTGGCGGCTTTTCTTTGCATGTTTGCTATTTTTATCATCACCTTACGTTCTTCCTCTTCTTGGAATAGTTGAACCAAAGCTAGTATGCTAGAATTTTGCTTTTGCTGGGATGACACTCTTTTTGACCTATCCCCTTGTAATTTTTGAATTAAAGACTCCATCCTTTTTTCGCACTGGTTATACTCTTCGCTCTTTGTCTTCAAAAGCTCTGCCAGCCTGACGGTTAGATCTTGCTGGTCTTCTGCGTCATTGAACATTCTATTCAACTTGCTCATAGCTCCTTGGATGTTTTTTAAATGAATATAATCCATGCAAACATTAATATATAAATTAATTTCATCATTACTCAAATCAGGTTTATCCCAGGTAGCTCTTACGAATTCTGCCTCGAATAAATCTCGATCCTCCATGCTGTCATAATTATTTATAACTTGAGTAAATCGAGGAGAAGATAAAAAAGCCCCTAATGATTCGATAGCTTTTTTTTGCCCTATATTTAACTTTGCCTCTTCAATATTTTTCTGACAGTAGTCGTTGATTTTTTTGATTATTTTGCTTACGGCTTTTGGGGCAGAATATTTTCTATTTACAGCGTTTTCGGAAGGGTGTAAATCTAGCGAATCCTGACTTTCAATATACTCCAAAACAGAAGAGTACTCTTTTGAGTTTCGGGTAATCCGTATTTCTGGAAATAATACAGTAGCGATTTGTAATGCGTTCATACCGTCCCGAGAAGAGTTAGAAATAAACTCTCGCTGAGAATCTGATAATTGTATATTGTCTTTCGGGTATATATGTTTTGTGTCGTAATTAATTCCCTGCTGGACCATAAATGCCCTAACGGCTCTCCCCTGCTTACTTCTTCCGTCTATATTTTCTTCTCCAGGAAAAGCTAATTTAGTTAACTCAGTTAAGTCGCTTATTGTTGAACCGTTCTCTGAGACAATTCTTTCTTGTTCTTCTGTTAAATCCATGCTATAACTTTTGTATCGGGAATTACATCTTCTTTTTCTAAAATTTCTTGAGCTTTTTGCTTGAATATCTTCTTTAAATTTTTAATTTGTTTGTAGCCAGCCTTACGCCCCTTCTCGGAAGTCTTGTAGCCCATTTTTCCAGCTACCTCTTCTTCATCCATATTATCTATAAATAATAATTCGTAAACTAAATACTGCTTCTCAGACAGCTCTTTCTTCATGAAATAGTTGAGTTTTTTCTGAGCATCGATAATGCTATAATTATTATCCTCCATAGCTTGAACTTCATTAGAATGGTTTTCGAGGGTTAGTGCCATTTTGATTCCGTAGGCAGACTTCTTTGTTCTCTCCCATTTGGCATATAATGGGCAGGAAGAGTCTTGCGAACCGCTTTTGGTGAACCCGCACAACGAAGACTCGCCTCCATCTTTGGTTGCGCAAGACTGGTTAAACGGGCAATTCAAACAGGGCCGAACAAAATTACTGTAATTATTGCGCAAAATATTCTTCATTTGGTTAGTTATTATTTTATTCATCCAGGGCTTTAGAGACCTTCTTTGGTCCCATTGGTGCCATTTTTTATGAATATGCGCCCTAATGATTTGCTCAACATCCTCAAAATCAAACCAGGCCAATGAATCAAGAAACCACTTGCCTCTTCTCTTTTTTATTTCCAAATCAATTTCCAAAGATTTGTCCTCGTAAGTAAAGTTAGTTTTTTCTTGGTCGGCCACGAGTTTTTTTGTTCTTGGCTTTGGGTTTTTCTTCCTTGAAGTCTTGAAATTGCTCCACAGGAATAATGTCCTTTAAGTTAAATTTATTACTATCTCTTTCTATTGAATAAGACAGTTTCGATATATTCGGAACCTCATATATATCCAGTCCATCAGGATCATCATCCTGAGAGGGAGCGGGCCTGCTTCGTTTAGGCAACAACTTTTTTACGCCCTGCTTAGCGCTGGTTGTTGTAGGCGACGTTTGTTTTGCTGCAGACAATATATTTAAACCTTCACCGCAGCCACCGCAAAAATTCGGAGCCTTGAGGGAGTACATATTTTTAAAACCACAATGGGGACAATAAGAAAAAGCCATAATAATATATTATAGCTTTAAAAAAAATTATATCAAATAGCCGCTAATAACCCTTGATTGCTTCCTTATGAAATCTTCGGAGTCTTCGCTCCATTTTCTATTCTCTTTTACATATTCAACACAAATCACGCCAATAATCTTACCATTCAGTGTTTTGATTGGTCGAGCAAACATGCTTTTAACCCCTTTGCTTATAAGGAAAGATCTAAAAGAAAAATCGCCCTTGTAGCTTTCGACATCAGCGCACTCGAATGTTTTTTCTTGAGCTATTTGCTCTACTAATCCATGTAAATTGGAAATTCTTAAGTTCTGCAGGTTTTGGCATTCAATGCTTATTCCATCTCCCACGATCTCATATGTGCAGCTAAGTTTTTGCTGACCCCTGCCAGAGAAATATTGCTCTCCATTATGGAACTCTAGTATATAAGCCCGATCAGCAGAAGTCTCGTCAGCAACATATTGCAGGGCGGTAATTATATTACTGTGAGAGGCGGGGTCATAATTTAATTGTTTATGTTTTTTTTCGTCAAGTTTAAACTTTATCCAGACTCCCAATACCGCAGTTGCAGCAGAGACGAGTCCAGTAAGCACGCTAATTACATCTAGTCCAGTATTCATTTCTTATTAATAATATACGCTAAAACTGAAGAAAACAGAAATACAAAAAACAAAATAACAGAAAACCACATAGCTGGCCCTTCATAATCGTAAGGTGCAGATTTTAGATCCAGGTATTCGACTACAGAAATCATCGAATCGTTATTCTTGTCTATATTGTTAAATTCAGAAGAAATGACGGGTTTAGGCGTAGGGTTTGGCTTATAAACCTTATTAACGCTACAAGAGCACAGCAAAAACACGAGAAAAAACAGCCACCTCATCTTCTTTTACTTGGTATAGCGTAAAAACCGACAACCATAAAGCATAGATCCATAAACGAGGCGAGCATTAACCCTCCTGTCATTTGAACCATCTCCCAATCTTTTCCCCCAAGCACCCAACCAAAAAAGCCCCACTTCGCCCCATCACCCTTCGGAACAATAACATTATATACTATGTGAGGATTCATTGCGTAATATATCATCAAAAAACACATTGTAAAAGTGATACTCATAAACAAAATTCTCCTCGTTACCTTCACAAAAGGATCGCTCGAGTTTTTATCCTGACCGTCAATCAATGCTTGTAGCATTTTATCGTCCCTTGCTGCCAGTGCCAACTGATCTTGTCTTTTCTGCTCCAACCAAGAATTTATTAGGTTGCACGCAAGCTTTATTCCAGCCCCAATTATTGTATTCAATATCGGTCCCATGCCTATATATACACCCGTTAAATTTTAAAAATGCTTATTTCAGTGTAATATAAGTTAATGTCACAGAAATCAATACTACAGCTTCTTAGTAAAAGCTTAAATTCCTATCAATCAACATGCTGGCTTAAATCAGAAAATGCAAAGCTAAATGGATCAACTCCAGCCGAATTAATGATGGATAATAAAACAGACAAGGTAATTAAAATATTACCAGATGAAATTAAAAGAATAAAAAGTAAAAAAAATATTAATTAATATATATCCACTCTTTAGTGCTGTTTGCGTAAAAATAAGGATATATTCTAGGGTTTGACCACATCCATCCATAGTTTATGATATAACCCCACACGCCATCTTGACTATCTGGCTGGATATACATCCAGTAGATTTTTGCGTGGTAAATCCACCCATTTGAGAATGGTAAATAATCTCCAAGCCAAGTACTCTGCCATCCAAGCGAGGTAACTTCCTGAGAAACTTCTTCTGTGGCCACCTCGATAGCTGATTGGGTATTTTCAGAATTTGTTTCGTCGCTGACGTCAGGGCCAGTAGATTTAGACAATAATTCTTGATCAAAATACTGGACTGCGGTTGTTGCTTCAAGAACCAAGGAAAGATAATCTTTATTGCTTGACTGAGAATGAATTTCTTTGATCGAGTTATCGGTTTTAAATTGCCAAGATAATATCCTGAAAGTTCGATTATGTTCATCGTTTCTGATCCATCCTCCACGATCATCTTTTTGGTAATCTATATTCAAGGAGTTATCCCATGCATACCCATAAATTAATGTGTCCTGAGATAAATTTAATTGGCTAATTTGTAGGGTTGATTCGCTTGACACGATCTTGCTATCAATAATCCACGCAATATCAACCACACTAGGATCTACAACATTAATTTCTAAAGTATGAGTATTGTTTACGCTAGAGTTTGTTTCTGTATAGCTGTCTATTGGAGAAACATATTTATAAAGCTGTAGAATAATTTGCTCTCTGTTTACCGCGTGAAAATCTCCAGTATTTGAGTTGTTCATTAATCCGTCATAAGATGTTGGTTTAAAATAATTTGCTCCTTCTTTTTGATATGGCTCATTAATTTCATATCCACGAAAGGAATCTTTGTACCCAATCCAATGACCCCATCTCTGCTTTGCCTCTTCTGATGATCTTGCCATGTTGAACGCATAGTCATACATATATTCTTGTATAGTAGTTTGGTATTCATCTCCCGCCATGCCCAGGACATGCCCTATTTCATGCGACACTATACTCGTCCATGGTGCAGCATAGATTAAGCTTGTAGAGCTTCTGTCGAGCGCTGTACCGAGCCCAAAAACCCTATTTGTTAAAATGGTAGTGCATTCATTTCCTATGTTGAGCTCATCTGTGATCGATAAGCATTTCAACCAATCATTCCAGCCATCCCAATATCCAAGATTAAAATCAAGCCCAAATGCAGAATTGTTAACGTCTTTTATATCGTCTGGATTATTTAAAGTGCTAACAAGGTCTATTCTATGAACATTAACAAAATTTTTATACCTATTCCAGAAGGCGTAGTTGCTTTGCATCCCCGACCATATGGTTTCAACATCTTTTTCATAATCAACCATCTCATCAGCGAAATATCTATCACCAATAAATACTAAATCTAGTCTATTATCAGATGATCCACTATTATGAATCGTTTCGTAAGAAGTTGCAAATAAATTAAAATAAAAAAATGTAAGTAGTAAATAATATCTCATCTATGAATTATCTCATATATTATGAGACAAGTCAAGATTATATTTTTCTAACTTGGTACGATTGAGACTTGCCCAGTCAGCCCGCATTTTTGGATGCCAAGCTGAGTTCTGATGATTAAAGAGTTTTTCGTGCAAGATACATACATAAGTAAATTTCTTCTCATCTTGTATGCCGAGACCGTCATTCCTGACTGTATTTGTATCTCTGACCCCCCTACGGTTATTGATTGCCCACCAAAGGAAATCACATTCAATCCAGCGATTTTGGTTATGACAAAGTCGCGGGATTGGTCGGTGTTAAATGTCTCACGCCGTGATACTTCCAGATTTAATACTCCCGCAGAAGTAGTGTCGAACATATTGGTTACAGTGATTGTTTTGCTGAAGGTAGAGGAGGGGGTCCATCTTTCTGAGATAACAGTTGGTGCGCCGGTTGAAGATCCATAAGAAACGGTTGTGCTGGAGTTTATAAGTTGATCGACGGTTACTTTATATGTTGAGCCATCCGCCTTTTGTATGATCAAGAAATCTGAAGCTGCGTCAATATTGCTTCCGATTAAATCTAAGTCTTTAATTTGCTTGTTTGCCATATCAGTATATATACACTATTTCTAATAAATAAAAGGTTCCTGCAGAAACTCTCTGCATTTTATTATTGTATAATACATATTAATTTAATTACATTCTATTAAAAAATAATTTCAAACATAGAATATATCATATATTACATTACTATATTACATGAACAATCAATTGGGAATAACAAGTGTATTGCTTTTACTGTTTTACGTGGGATGGTTCGCATGGGATCAAAGAACAATAATAGAAAAACAAAATCAAGAAATAATAAAATTACAACAACAATTAATATTTAAAAACATAGTATTGGACGCTGCGCTTCAAGATATAAGTGAACCAGTTAATAAACAAATATATAATTCGCCGCAAAAGTTCTTTAATCTTCAATAATAAACTTTAATTTTTAACAATAACTTATAATATAATATATGACAACAGCAACACAAGAACCCGAACAAGAAAAAATAGATAACGCCGCCGAAGAAGGGCAATATACTTCAGAGCAAAATATTGCAATAACTCATTTGGCAAACAAAATGCTTGGCAATGTAAATTTATCAGAAGCATTCTCACTCGTTCCACTTGGTCAAATAATTAATTTAGTTCAACAACAAGTTATTCAACAAGCAAAAAAGCAAGTCGAAGATATGAGTGACGAAGAAATTAAAAAAACAATTGAAGAAGGAGATGCCTCTCTAGCAGAAGCTCAAGCTCAAGCTCAAGCTGATCAGCTTCAGAATTAAGCTTTTAGACTTCTAAGGGTATAAATAATATCCTTAAAGTTATCATAATTTATACGATCCGTTTTGTAATTTGCACCACGGGTCGTTTTTATTGTATAGCCGCTTTGCTTTTCGCTATCAAGAACAAGTTGAGATATAAAATCATGTGCGCCATGGGATTTTAACCAATTCCAATATATTGCACGAGTTCCTGGTTTACATTCAAGTAATACATCTTCAAAAATAAATAATTTACTAAATAATGTAATATCGCGAAAACATGTTATTTCGCTAGGGGGTTCGCTTAAGCAAGATTCGATAATCAAAATCATGTAATAAATTACACGAGAATATCAGACTTAGCTGTCTTCTTGATTTTTAAGAAAATCTTCGTATCCCGGAGGAAGAGGAGGAATGAAAACGGCCGCTTCGTCCTGTTCTTGCACTAAAGATTCTTCTTTATTCGAATGATCCAGCGTTGGGTCCTGCGTTGGGTCCTGCGTTGGGTCCTGCGGCAGATAGCACGCTGGGTCCTGCGGATTAAAACCTTCGCATATTTCATGGCAGTGAAGTTCTTTGTTTGAACTGTATTCCTCGCAGGTTAAATTTCCAAGCCCTGTACAAAAGTAGCCCTCATGGTTTCCCATGCAGTTATATGTTTTATATAATTTCATTTTTTAAATTTTTGTGTTTAGAATATTAGGCGGCGGCGTATCTCTGGGTAACAGCGTAGGGGGCATAATGAACCCCCTCGAATACCTGAGCGTTACCCTGCATCAGAATACCAGAAGCGCGAGTGCCGTTTGAGCTTAACGCGTTGTACCGCATACTTAAGCCTCGGTCCCATATTCCCCCTTGTCCTCCAGCATGCCAAAAACTATAATAGTTATAACCATGCGGAGATAATGTTATCATTCCTTTATCAATAACTCCAAGAAAATATGGATTCCCTCCTGCAACACCATAAGCAATCATAAGCGCACTGCCGACATTGTAAAGTTTTGCTCCGCCTTCACCAACCAATATTGGAGTATAAGGACCCGAAAAATTTCCCCAACTTGATCCGGCGGATTGCTGAGTCCAATTGTACATTGCAACATTATTTAATGTTGTTACTTTTGCTCCGGTTCTAATCATTGAACCGACATAACCGGTTTCTCGTACTTGAAAGTCAAGCCATATGTTATTTATGTAAACTTTTTTTGGATATCTAAACCAAAAAGGAATTCCTGAGTCAGAAGGATAAACATTTGTGATCATACGGCATCGATCGTGTGGACAAAAAACATAATTTCTCCAATTTCCATATCCCGGATTTGCAACTTCCTCGGTTTGGTCATGAGTCAGGCCGACTCCGCTTCCAAGATAAGTTTTTCCATTAGCGGTAAAATTGCTTACCCCGATCTTTTTTCCAGAGCCAGTAAATCCCCAACCAGTATTTCCTCTTAAATTTCCATAAAAATACACATCATCAAAAGGTTCCCATTCGGCACCTCCTGCTATTGCCGGGGTTGGTCTATCACCTTTTGAGGTTCGATTCCAATAAAAAAAAGAAGTCTGCGTTGAACTTGCAAAATTCCCACCGCAACAAAAAGCGACGTTTTTAGCTGTGCTATATCGAGCGAGCCATTTGTATGCGTCTGTTCCGTACTTAAAAGGAAAATTTACCATTGTAACCATCACCGCACCGCTACTCGTAGTAACCCAATCTGATACGTTGTATGCAACCAAAAGATCTCGAGTAACTAAAAAATTTCCAGAACCTACAGAAGTAAGATTAAGAGGAGCTCCTCCGCTTGTGGTTTTTAGTTTAATAGTGTTGCCGTTAACAACCTGGGCGTAATAATCTACACCAAGTTCAATTCCTCCAGGAAGAGAGCCTCCTCCGGAAATTGGTGATTTGATACGCACTACTCCATTTTCTTCAAATCCGTGACTCGCAACTACGATTGTGTTGTTGGCTACAGATACGGTTGAGGCAGAAGCAGCGACGGTTCTATCGTTTGGACCCAGAGACCCATCCGATACCCCTGTTTCGAAATTGCGTACAAAAACTATACCCGAGTAACCGGAACTTAATGTTTGACTAATCCCGAAGCCATCAGCTAGCTGAAGTTGATTTTCAACAGAAACTGTAACGTTTCGCTGCGGGTTATTTTCCATATCATCTACTTTTGTAGCGACCGCTTCTAAACTATAATTTGACATAATTATTTATACACTTTGTTTTGAGTTTGTGAGATTAGATTAATTATTCAATTATTATTTACTTATTTCTTGTTGGAATTTTTCGTCAAAATCTATATCAATGTTTTCTTGTTTTTCTTCTGACGATGAAATTGCCATGGCTATTGTAACAATAATCGTTGCGCCCAGTCTACGACTTGACTTAAAGAATTTAATTGTTCATTAACTTCTATTTTTGGCAAATATGTTTCTTCGTTCATTTTTTATTTTGGATTTTTGTTATTACATATTTTAATATTTCACTTCTCATTATGTCTTCTGCTCCAAAATGAAATGTATGAATTCCTCGTTCTTTACTCTCTTCATCATCGAAAATACGATACATATCTGCAAATCCACTTTTTCCATTGATATCGCTTTGCATTGGATCTCCACAAATAATTAATTTACTGCCGCGACCAAGTCGGGTCATTAAAGTAGTAAGCTCTTTGAATGTGAAATTCTGAGATTCATCCGCGATTACGATTTCGTCCATCCAACTGGCGCCGCGAAGGTAATTTACAGGCATTCCTTTGATAATATCCTTTTCTCTTAAAATACTGGCTTGGCCAGGAACCAAAAGCTCGTCGAGTTTTTCGTTCATTGGCATCATATATGGATTAATCTTCTCGGCCATTTCTCCAGGAAGTGCGCCAAGGCTTTTTTCGCCACTTTCTGCGATTGTGCGTACATATGTAATGCCATTATCATTATTCATATTGTATAATTGTAATGCTCCATATATTGCTATATAAGTTTTACTTGTGCCCGCAGGGCCACTGATGAATACGATACTTGTTTCTTTATCAAATATTATTTTCAATAAAGCTAGTTGTTTGTCAGTTAGGCTTAGTTTTTTCAGCTTGACGTTTCTTTTATGCAGAGAGGATGCGATCTTCTTGATCTCGTCCTCGTCTGTTATCTCGGGTTTTTTACGTTTTCGAGCCATTTGATTATATAAAAATACACTATTTTTTAATAGTGGCCGGATTTTTTTTGGATCGACGAATATGTTATAATTTATTAGACTCATTTTCATATTGAAAAAAGGCACCCCCCGCACTTTGTGCACAATACAATTAAAAAATGAATTCATTTAATGGGTAGGGTCACAGGGGGGGAGGGGTACAGAATACCTAATAAATAAAACTTTTTTCACTTTTTTTTTCTATGTTTTCGTAAGTATATAATAATCAATAGTTTACAACACAAAGTTTTTTTGCTTCAGGCTTGACTTTTGGTCAGAATATGTTAGATTGTATATATAAGATTAATTAAATAAAGAATACAATAAAATAAATAATATGAAATCATCACAACCTAAATTCGCCTCCAATCCAAACGCCGACATGGTGCTTCATGCTCTAACACTTGAAGAGTTGAACGAGGAATTTACCCTCGCCCGTCTCTCGTTAATGGATCTTGAAGAAGGATCCGAAGAACACGCAGAACGCGAAGCGTATCTTGAAACCGTTAACGATTTCAGAATCGAAGCAATCGGTATCTCCGAATTCGCTTAAACTTTAACACTAACATAATAAAATAATAATATGAATTACGACATACTTCTTTTAATCCTTCCTTGGCTGTTTCCTTTCTTCCTTATGTTTCGGTCTATGACTGACAAACAAACAGATCTTTTTAAAAATAATAATAACGAAAATAAAGTAAAATAAAGTTTGCGTTTCCTTAGTTTATGTGTTACATTGTATGTATAAGATAAATTAAATAATAACAATAAAATAATAAAATAATATGTATAAGAAAAATGATATCGTACTCGCAAAAGATAATAACACTTACCAAGTGATCGAAGAATTCACTAATGACCGATTAGGCAAGCAAGTTCTTTGCCGTCTTTATCGATCACAAAAGCGTGTTGCGTTCATGCCTTGGCAAATTAAAATTCATCCTTTATTCGCTTAATGCTTGACATAATCATTTTATCTGCCATAATAGGATTAATAATAACAATAATAGAATCATGCGAAAAGTAACAGAACAAATCAAACAAGCCTTTAATAACGGCACATCTTTAAAAGTCGGCAATACACGCACAGACGGGCAAACCGTTTGGCTACATGGCAACGCCATTATCAAGCGTGACCCTGACGGGTTGGTGCGTTGGTCGCTTGCAGGATGGAACACGCCCACCACACGCGAACGCGTCAATGGTATAGCGAATGCAGATGTTTGCCAATTCAAATTCGAGCCTGTACTAAATGGTCAAGTGATTGACTCATCCGATTGGTTCGCATCGCCTAATAAGTTGCCCGATCCTCTAGTATTCTAAGCTCTCACATAGTTGACCTATACAACAGCCCACTATGTGGGCTTTTTTGTGTCCTATCCTATAGTGGTATAGTGCAATAAATAAGTTGGCACGATATATGAACATTACTTTCATAAGTCGTTGAATACCAAGGGTTTACGGCGGCCATGCCCGCGTAAGTCGTTGGTATTCAACGACTTATGCAATAAACAAAATAAATGAAAATAAATCGCCAAATAGCTTGACATTACGCACAT